TTACCATATTTTATACGGCATTTTTTAATATTTAACGCATATCATACTATACTGATTATAACGCCATATATTCTACTATTTCTATCGCATTGCACGATATATTATACTGCATTATCCAATAAAGCCGAGAGTATCAAAATTAAAAGAGATAATCGTTCTTCTATTATTGGTTGTTACTTTAGGACATCTGTGTCGTAATTGACTTGGAAATACAACTATATCACCCTCTGATACTTCAATATCTTTGATCTTATCATTCACTAGTATTTGTGTATAAGTGTTATCTGATAATTCTAGATAGTAGATACCAGAGTAATCAGACATTCCATGATGATGAAACGCATGAAAATCATTGGTATGATACTGTTGAAACCATACTGATAGAAAGTAAGCTTTTTCAAATTGTAGAGTATTGATTATTTCTTGTAGTGTATTTTGAGTGTTTAATGTGAATATTTTTACCCATTCTCTTTGTGTTTCTCTGATGTGATAGTCTGTTTTAGTAATAGATTCTTTATTATTGATGCGTTTTTCATAGGTTGTTTTTTCTATTTGTTTTAATAACAAGTCTTTGAATTGAGTGTGATTTACTGTGGGTTGTATGAGTATTGATTGTTCTATTGTTATTGTTCTCATACGAAGAATGATTCAAGTGTTGATTGAGTACCATAACTACGATCAATGTTCCACTTGACTTGATTGATGATAAACATCAAGGGTTCTATGAATGACTTTTCAAACATTGTATCATAGTCTATATACTGATTAATATTTAACTCTTTGGGTAATTTAGTCATAAACGATAATACATTAGAGCCTAGTCGATTGGGTTGTTTGAGTAACACATACTTAATCTTTTCACCTTCATTGATAACAGGATACTTATGAGTAAGTTTTCTGTCATTCAGTAGATAATTATAGAGTATAACACCCTTAATGTGCATTGGTGAACCCTTTCGATAGATACTAGATGAGTCGGACCATTTGTCAATACCATTCACACTACGGGGAAATGCAATCTCTTTCGGTTCTAATTGAAAGAATTCATCTCGAAATTGTTGTATAAATGTATTGAGTTCTTTCTCATTCGATTGCATAATGATCTTTAGAGCCTGTTTAATCTTCTCTCTACAGGGTGCAGGTGTTGATGATTTTACTGCTTCTATGCCCATAATTTTTAGTTGGGGTTCTTTATATCGTACACCTTCTACATCATACGCATTAAGAATGTATCGTTTCTTTGCAGTCCAGATACCCTTGTCTGCAATCACTTCTCGTTTCATCTGCATCTTTTGTGCATATGCATTGACATTCAATGCAAGTGTTTGATAACATTCTTCAATAAACGGTTCAATTTTATCTTTAGAAATAGTGTCCAAGAAATTGATGATTCTTGTTCTATCTTCTTTTTGTACTCCAGATCCCTTATCATACAATTTGCATATAAGTTTGTCAAAAGTGATATATACGCTATCTGTATCTGACGCAATGACATAATCTTCTCCTGTTGTCTTTAATATCTTATTTAGATATTCATTGAGTTTGTTCTCTATATGTCGAATAGACAATTGACCAGATGTAGTGATGCCCTCTGCAATCAGTAGCTCATAATAACGAAACCATTGATTACCGATTGCACCGTAAGCTGAGTTGAGTGAGATTTTTCTCGCCATCTGTATATTGTTGTATCTCGAAATCAGATTCAAATACTGTTTGTCTTTTGTTTTCTCGTAATCTTTCTTCGCATCTAACATCTTTTTCTTGTAAATTGTTCGATCATTATACATCTCTTGCATCATCTTTGGTAGAAAACCTTGCGTTTGTTTTGAAAACAATGCACCATTGGGTGTTGCTGTTACATTCTGTTCTTTCAATAATGATTGATTATAGTCTTGTTTTAAGAACAAGTCTACACATTTCTCTTTGTCGATGGTTAGTGTTTCTGCACACAATGTTTCTGGTGATATATTATACTGCATAATCAAATGTGGATATAGACTGTTTAAGTCAAATGATACAACCCAGTTATGCAATCCTGTTTGTGGTTCTTTGACATATGCACCAACATATTTTTCTGATTTCTGTCGTTGATTTTTTAACTGTGGTATCATAATCTTTTGTTTGTATAGATGATTAAAGATTAGAATATCCCAATACTTGACTGATGTATACGCATCTGTGAGATTGACTTTCGCTTCGTAAGCCATAGTCAGTAGTAAATCAACAAGTTTCATTTTCTCGTCAAGTCTGTCAACTAACTCTACATCTTTGATGTTGTAATCTAGAAATGATTGATAATCTTTTGTGTACCAGTCTTTGAATGTATCGTACGGATTCTCGTCTTTTCTTTCACCAAGTTCTACAAATGCAATGTTGTCAAGACGATATGATTCTTGATTAGTGTATGTAAATTTCTTATAGAGTTGTAGATAATCTAGATTTTCGACACCAAGAATGTCGTAGAGTAATTCATTACCATATTGTGTACGCACTTCTCTCGAATTCACAATACCCCATGGCGACAATTTTTTCATCATATCGACATCATGTACTGTCTTGATACGATTGCACAGATACGGTACATCAAACATTTCAGTATTCCAACCTGTAATAATGTCAGGATGATCTGATGACCACCAGTTTACGAATCGTTTGAGTAATTCAGATTCATTCTTGCAGTTGATGTAAGTCACATCATCACGATTGTTAATGTATTCACCAATACCCCACACGATAATTTCTTTCGTATTCTGATCTTTGATAGTAATTGATAACATTGGTTCAATAGCTTCACGCACATTAGGGAAACCATTCTCGCATTGCGTTTCAATATCAATCGTAATAAACTTCAGATACTTTTTATCAAAACTAATCTGATGAGGATATGTTTCTGTAATGTAACAGTAAGGATATTTTGTTAGACCATAGAGTAGATGTGGTTGACTTTCATAACTGTCAATAAACTCTTTTGATTCTTTGATAGTGTCAAACTTCACAGGTGCAAGATTCTTACCATCAAGTGATTTGAATGGAGTTTCTTTCTTAACAGGCACATACATTGTTGGTTTGTATCTAACTTTAAAATTAGATCGAAAACCATTCTTAACTGCACGGACTAGTAGTTGATTGCCCCATTGGGCGACATGAGAATAAAAGTTCATAGTAAAAGATTATAACATTAAGTAATTAATTTTGTCAAGTCAATTTGTAGAGTATTCGATATAGGCTTCTTTTGTCATACAACCATACTCTACAATAGCGACTAGTTTATCACACAATCTTTCATTGAGTGATGTTTGTATGTACTCTCGCATCTGTGGTGTATTTAAGTAATAACTACATTCTGAATAAGTCTGATAAGCTTCTTTATGTTGCACATACTTATAGATTTGTTCGTCATTGAACGATAGTAGTATCATGATTGTAATAAAATAATTTTGCATAGTGTTTATATTTAGACTGCAAAGAAAAGGGGCCTTTCGACCCCTACTTATGATTAACTACTAACTTAAACAGAAGAGATTTTGTTATGCTGGCACAACAATAGAGTTCATTGCGTTCTCTATAACTTCACTTTTTTTCTTTGGAGTATTATCAGATGGAGTGAATAACATCTGTATTGCATATGCATCTTCAGTTGACTGAAAGAAATTATAGCCTCTTATCTTATGAGGTCTTGTTTGAAATCTAGAGTTTGTAGAATCTTTAATCTTAACTTCGATATTGTTCTCTTTACAAGCTTTAAGATATAAAGGCATATCTACATCTTCTTCTAAAAAGATTGTGTTAGGATATTTTTTACCTTGATATGAATGTCTTGATATTTTAGATTCAATACCTAACTTAGCAAGTTCTTTACGATTGACTGATAACCATGAATGACTTGCATCAGAGTGTCTGGTTTTAGTAACTGTTTTCATAATATTTCTCTCTTTAATTAATTGATTATGTAGCTATTATAATACAGTAGTATTGTAAATGTCAAGAGAAATATCCAAAAAAGTTTCATTTAAAATCAATGACTTAAATCCTTACATTGGAATAACTACCTTCTAATCCGTACTCTCCTCTCAATAGTATATTGAATGATATAGTTTTTCTTGTGATTTTTGTTTTATTAGTGAGTACGAAATGTCTTAACCAACTATCAAAAATAATCATAGTATTTGGTGTTGCATTGATAGAAGATGTTGTTGCACTAAAATCATTTAATGATTGTTTTATTTGTAATCCATTGGTTGTTCTAGGGTCAACAAAATTAGTAGGATTACCCCCTGTTACATAATAGATTCCACTATAGACATTGTTTGGGTGACTATGATATTGATGGTCATCTCCAGTATTGAGTATATTACCCCACATTTCTGTGATTTCAACTGTATAATTCTTATCAATACCTAGTGTAATAAAGATGTCTTTCATAGCTGTGTTATGTATGAATTCTTTAAGACTAGGGATATCTATATGTTTTTGAAAAGTATCATTACCCAAGGAATCGTCAATAGACTTCCTTTCTTCTTCAGATAGGATATTCTCCCATGTGAAAACTGGAGTTGGGAATAGTGAAAAAATATTCATGTATTAATGTAGATTGTTATGAAAACAAGTATAGTAATTGTTAATATAAGTTTCATTTATTATCTTGAATGATAACAGCTCGATCATCATCTGGTGTATTGATATCATGAATATCCCATACTTCACATATGGTCTTTTGATATTGTGGATTAGTCCAATGATTACGATAGGTTTCCTCGTCTTTGAATCGTTTGAGGTCATCTTTGAGATGTTTGTTTTCTTGACGGAGCTCATTGAGTTCGTCTTTGAGTTTGGTGATTTTGTTGAATAGGTTTTGTAGTTGTTCAGTCATATTAGTGGTATATGTTAATGGTTAATGATAATTTATCTGTTGAATTTTCTAATACTGCGTGTTCTGTGTTTCTTGGAACATATATGGTTTCTTGTGGCTTGAGAATAAACTGTTTTCCGTTAAGTAACCAAAGAGATTCTCCGTAGATTTGTTTAATTGCAACTGGATATGGGTGTGAATGTGGTGCAAATGATGGAGTAGTTTCATTTATTTTTGATTTTCTTGCAAAATAAAAATTTGCGTGTGGACTAAAACCGAGTATCTCTCTACCCTTTTCTTCTATATCTCTCAAGTCTTTGTGTAAATCTAATACATCTGCAATGGTGGTAAGAAATCCTCTTTCATGAAACCAGAACCATTTATCAAAATCTAAATACAAACCAGTATCGACATGAGTAGAATAGAAACTACTTGTTTTTACTCCAACATTAGTTAATACGCATACTGATTCTCTGTAATTTTCTCCATGATTAATTGATATGTTGGGTTTTGCGTTCCAAGGCCAACGGTTTCTAATCTTTAACCAATCAAACATCATTTCTTCAGTAATGTTTATCGTACTTTGTTCTACATAATCTACAAATTTCTTGAAATAGAGATGTTCGTTGAGTGGTGCTGATGGAAAGTTATTATAATCTGTCATAATTTAAATATCCTTGAAAACGCTAACGCACCCATAAAACCATGTTTCTTATGAATGTGTTGGCTTATATAATAATTTTTAAAAGTGGGATTCTCTTTAAAGAGTTTACTTATATCGTCTATAGAATACTCATTTGTAAACACTTTACATTTCTTTAGACTTTTGCGTGATATGAATACTAGGTTGTTGTCCAGTTCTTTCGCAAATGATTCATAATCTTTCTTTTCAATTTTCACTTCATCTTACCTTTCGATTGTTCGTATTCATAATATAGTTGTTTTAAGAACAAGTCTAGTTTTGTTGGCTTTTCTTCCATAAAATTTGATATGCAGAATCGACAAACAAACTTATTGTCTATCAACATTACATCTGCACGATTGTGTTCTATCTTACACTTCTGACACAAAATCATTTTTAGAACACTCCAAGTCTTTTTTAGTTTTATCTATACCTAACTGTAGAAACTTCAACATCATCAATCGCATTTGCGTGTCAAAAAAATCTTCTTTCTTACTCTTGGCTTCAAACAGATGCGTTGATGCAAATACTAATATAAGTGTTGTAACAACACCTAGTAAAAAGTATTTTAGTTTTGAATTGTGATTATGTGTAAACATTCGTAACTTTCTGATTCTACTGTTAAATCGAATTGTAATTCTGCATTATCTACTTCTACATAGATTGGAGTTATTCTGTCTGCATAAACATACCCAGAATCATTCATCTTCGTCATCATACTCATCATAATAATATCCATTCCCTTCTATAAATGAAAAAACTCTTGAATAAGCCTCACACTCATCATATGCAAATACAAGAAATCTTGCTTTCCCATCTTGCACTTTAACCATGAATGGAGCCTTAGCTAAATCAACTAACGGTAAATCTGTGACATCTATTTCGTAATATCTAGAATTGAATATTCTTTCTAGGATTCTGGGTACATCTACTTTCATAATATTAGTTTGTTTTCATAACAACTCATGAGGGTGCATATGTCCTGTGAATTGTTTATTACTAGTTGATTCTGGTTCGGGCTCTTCTTCACTACTGTCTGTTTCTTTCTCAAGTTTAGGTTCATTATACACAGTTTTATTATTCTTGTCAAGTATGTCTTGTCTATGCATTTTTGTTTTTCTCCTCTCTTTATAGACATCATCATTGTACTATCCAGCTGTAAATGATGAACCACATCCACAAGTTGCAGATGCGTTTGGGTTTTTAAATGTAAACGATTCGCCCATCAGAGTTTTTGCATAGTCAATTGTTGCACCTTCAATATAAGGATAACTCATTGCATCAATTACAAGAAACGCATCATTCATATTGTTTAATGGTATCTTATAATCATCATCTTCCTCATGAGAAAATTCAAATCCATAGTTAAGTCCTGCACAACCACCACCCTTTACAAATAGTCTAACTTGATTATTAAAATCAACAGTTTTACCGTCATCAAATAACATCATCTGTAATTTGTGTTTAGCTGTATCTGTTAATGTTATATTGTCTGTCATAGTGGATTTTCCTTTAAACATTCATTTAAAATTGTTTTGCGAACATGGTCTGGATTGTAGTAGTTTTCTATTGATATTAGATACTTCACACGATTCATAACTTCTGTAATCACCTTGGCTTCATATTCAGTAGGTTCTCTACTTGCAGCTATTTGTGGTTCTTTATTTTGGTATATAATAATTTGTGCAAGTAACAAACCTAGTTGAGATGCGTGTACACATACTTCCCATCTTGGCATTTCGTCTAGTGTAAGTCCTTGTGAGAAACTCACATTACTATATATAAAAATTGAAAAACTAACGAGTAGATTTTTTAAGTAATTCTTCATATTCTTCTCCTGATATACAATTGATATGGTATGTTTTATTACCACGAGGATAATGGTCGTTGTAAAAGTTTGCGATAGATGAATTTTGTGTAATTAATAATACATCATCATAATCATTTGTTACAACATAATATGAAGAACCGTCTGGGTTTTTACTACGAGAAATCATTTCTGTCCATCATAGGACTGTCTTTTGCACGAGCCCTCTCTAAATCAGCTGATAAACACAACATTATCATAATTAGAAAGAAAATACAAACACCACACAATAATGCATACATGAAAGGCCAGAAACCTATAAATGAAATTAACATTGAAACAATTCCTATACATACTGCGATTAATAGTCCTATTGTGATTTGTATTGCCGTATCATTCTTTAATAACATTGATTTTATCATCTTATTATCTCTCCTTGTTATATTATATTTATATAAATAGTTGTAGAGTTGATTCACTTGAACCCCACATTTTACTATTCTTATATCATTTTTTGTTATCGTAACAATATAACAGAGGATAATCTATTGATAGATCCAATTACTGCCATTACTGCGGCTACAGCTGCATTTAATGGTATCAAAAAATTAGTTGATGCAGGTAGAGATATCGAAGATGTCACAGGACAAATCGGTAAATGGTTTAGTGCAGTCTCCGATTTCAATCATGCAAGACAGGAACGAGAAAATCCATCTAGTATGAAAAAGTTCATGGCTGCAAAGTCTGTTGAACAAGAGGCGTTAGACATTATCGTTCATAAAAAGAAAATACAACAAATGGAAGCTGATCTTGCAACTATGATTAAGTGGCGTTATGGTGGAACAGTTTACGAAGAAATGATTGCACTACGAAGAAAATTAAAACGACAAAGAGAAGAACAAGTCTATAAAAAATTAAGACGAAAAAAACAAATCAGAGATGGTGTACTTGTATCTTTATTCGTTGGTGGTGTTATGTGGATAATTTTTGAGCTAGTTGCTTTATCACTTCAATGGGATGCAGAAAAGAAGGCAAGGCAGGGCGGTCTGTCAACCATAGGTACAACTCTAGAAGATTCAAAACGATAACTATTGTAATCGGTAAAGTACATAAAACCACAAAAGAATATAACCAAATATTAAAAGCAATATGGTGAACATTTCTTCTCATGTAGTCACATCAACATTAATACCTTTTGCAACATTATCTTTGATATCTGTTGATGTTTGTAACACTTCCTTGAAATAAACTTTTGATTTTTCTACGGCTTCTTTTCTATCCTCATCTACTTTTGATAAAACATTTTTAGATGATTTCATGTTTGTTAAGATATCTGCATTGATACCTTGAGTAACATTTGAAACGGGCATCTCTCTAACTCCTTGTACTGCATCTCTATAGTATGTTTTGTTATGATAACGATTGTGATAATAATTCTTTCTATCGTTTATATACATTTTTATTTAGTAGTTTCCCACTCTCTATTCAAAATCCACTTAACTATATACTCTGATTGATTATGTCTTAAGTTCATTGGTGGCATAGGAATAACTCCCCAATTACCAACTCCACCTTCACGCATCTTTCTTGCAAGAACAGGTACTACAATACTTCTATCGTCATTCTCATATTTCTTCGCAACATCTTGATATGATGGGCCTACTAGTGTTTTATCAACTGCATGACAAGCTAAACAATTGTTGTTCTTCAACATCTTGTAACCTTCATCTGTTGCATAGACATTGAATGTAAATAAAAACATTAAAATAAATTTAATCATTGTACTATCCTTAACATTAATTTAGTATATAAACTTTGTGGTAAGTTACTCTGTTTTAACATCTTAAATAGTGTTTCTTTTGATATAGGATGCCACTCATTTAAATATCTAAATTTTATCTCATCATCTTCAACTCTCACTCTCAAATGATAGTCATATTGACCTCTAAAGTGATAGTTTTCGATCTCTTGCATTATTACTGTATGTAATCTATATAGGGTATTTGATTCTTGTGGTGTCATAATTACTCCTTCATATATCCTTTATATCCATATGTTCTAGACCTAACATATTTGTTACTAAAAAAATGTGACTTTGAATCTACATTGTCTATCATATCATAATATTCCATTCTAGTAATATTATGTGTAATAAATTTAACTTTCTTTTCAGTTAAAGGAATCAAATATAATATTGGATCGCCAGCTTTAAAAATTATATTTGATTGTCTTTGATTTCCAGTTGGTTTAGGAAACAACATTTGTACATTAATTGTATTGTTGTATTTAAAATCAATAATACCTGTGGGTAAATGAAAATCATATAGATTATTGTTTATATAATCCCATGAAGCACCTACAACTGCAAATTCAGTAGGTTTGTCAGATGTAAAAACCCAAGGTGGTTGTATTTGTGCATGACGGTGATATGTTGATAAAGTTTCAGCCGATGAATTATTTGGATTTAAGTGATGTAAAACATTAGTTGTATCTTGATTTGCACAATTTACAACCAATTCTTCTATTGTGTTTGTAATTTCAATATCACTCCAAAAAGGGAGAACAAATCCTTTTTTAAATAAATTTATAAAACCATAACAACTTTTCATTGTTGATTTTTTTTCAGATTTTTTAGGTAAGTTTTTAAACCATGATGGTCTTGTAGTTTTCATTTCTTGTACACAAAAATTATCTGCAATAAATTTATTGTATGTGTAACAATGAATTTCAACTGTTTTATTAAAATTGAACATCATATTTATGATTTCCTCTCAAAATCGTTAGAGTTTGCTGACCAGAAAAAGTGTGCAATAGAATATCTTCCAGATTTTTTTCTAGATTTATCGATTATTTTTATTGGTGTTGAACCATGTTTTAACCAGCCTGGTAACACGATTGTAAATCCATTATGTATTTCATATTTGTTATTTCCTACAAGACATTGACCACCTGTAAAATTTTTAGGCTCTTCGTAAAAATACGATAACATTGTATACATGGATATATCATGATGTAATTTGTAACAACCATCATCTTTATAGTAGTAATTTAAAAAAGAAAAATGACGATCTAATTCCTTAATATTTTTATAAATATCATGTTTACCAACTAAATAATCATGGTAATTCATAAGTTTTTTACCTGAAGTATAAATGTTAGACTTTCTCAACAGTTCAAGGTTATTATAACCAAATATACTAAACTTAAATTGTCTTGCACCTTGTAATAGTAGATTACCTTTTTTATCAACTGCATTTATTTGTGGATTTGGATATGCCCAACCATAAGTATTAGAATCTAAATATTGTATTTCTTTCCAAATTCTATCTATCTCATCTTCAGTATAAAAATTCTCTAATACTTGTTCCATCATTTACCCATTAGTTTTTTTCCTCTTGCATAAGCATTTGACCAAAACGAAGTAGTACGATCTAAACTATCAAATTTATCAAAAAATTCTGTTTTAGTAATACAATGACTTATAAATTTAACTTTTTTATCTGTTAATGGAGTTATGTAATATAATGGATCACCTGCTTGAAAACTTATACAAGTTTCTTGTTCTTTTGTAAATGGTATTGGAAATAACCATTGTGTATTAAGACATGATTGATACTTAAAATCGAGTATAGCTGGAGGTAAATGAAAATTATAAAATAAGTCGTTGTTTATATAATCCCATGATGCACCAGTAATATAAAAATTAATATCTTTATCACAATCAAAAATCCAAGGAGCATCTATTTTAAGATTTCTGTGTTTTTCTGATAAAGTTGGAGCTTGTGAATTAGCTTTATCAAAATGTTTTGAAACTATCAGGTAAGAATCTTTCGATATAGCATTTATATCATGCATTTCATTAATAATATATAAGTCAGTCCATAAAGGAAGATAAAAACTTCTTTTAAATAATTCAAGAATACCATGACAATGTTTTATATTTAACTTTGGAAGATTCCATTTAGTTCCAGTCATTTTTCCCATATCTCTAAACCATTTTGGTCTATGTGGTTTCATCTCTTTAATACAAAATTCTTCTGCATTTATTTTTCTCCATGTATAACAATGGACTTCAATTGTTTTATTTAAATTAAACATCATCTTATCACCTTTATTTCACTTTCTGTTTCAATTACAGTTCTTGCACCACAGTTCAGTATTTTCTCACCACCTTCTGCATATACAACTTTACTTGGGCCTAGTATTTCGACCTCATGACATTTCTCTAATACTTTACTTTTAGTTCTAACAATAACAACAGGCTCAACCTCATAGTTAGGGTCTAACTTTTTCTTTTTGATGTTAGTTCTGATTTTGATTGTGTCTACATGGATATATTTTTTCATAATCGTAAGAGGAATATGTAAGACCTAGCACCTGAATCCAGACTCAACTTCATCACGAATACTAGCGCCTTACATACTCTTTTATTTTAAGAAAGAACAGTAATTATAACTCATCTCTTATGTTTTTGTCAAGTATTAAAGGTTCTAATTGCATAATATTTTCACTTTCGATAATATTAATAATAGTGTTAGTTAAATGAATATCTTTTTTTAGAAACACCATTTTCATCTGAAGCTCTTCAAGTTGTTTTTGATAGTAATCTAATTCTTTTTCTTTTCGTAGTTTTGTTTCAATAACATCTTTTAGTAAGATTATTTTAGCATCTTCTTTTTTCATGATTTTCTCACTTGATTTTAATGATTATCACTATGTGATTTTTTTGTGTTTATTATATATATTAGTGTTAATAATTATTAAGGAGAAGTATTATGTGGAAGTCACCAGAATATACTGAAATGAGATTTGGTTTTGAAGTTACAATGTACATTGCAAACAAGTAAATTTTATTTCAAATAGAAAAAGAAAAGGGAGTTTTTATACTCCCTTTTTTTGTTTATAAACAATCTTCAAAATATGGTTTCACCCACATAGTAGATTTGTATTTGAATTTAAGTTTTATTTTCTCTATTATCTTTTTCATCTAATATTTCCTTTTCACATAAATTTAAATATTCTTGCCAGTCATCATTGTATTGTTGTAAATCGAATGTCTTTTTTCTGTTTTTGTTTATGTGTGAAATAGCTTCATCAAATTCTAAATTACCATACTTGTAATTTTCTAATGCATACATTCCCTCGACAGGGTCTGGTGTATATGGGCCAACTTCAACATTAAGATAGAGAGCTTGGAGATAAAGTCTCCTATTATCTCCATATCTCTCTTGTAATGTTTCTCTTAATGTACTATACATTAACCTTTTCCTACTGGCCCTAATAACCATAACATAAACCAAATAAGTAATGCTACTGGCAATATTATTTCAAAAATTATTTGTCTTATCAATTTTTTAATTTCTGGTTTCACTAAAATTTAAATGTTAGTTCAGTACCCAACATCACATATTTTTTCTTATAATCATTTAATTCACCATCTGCAAGATATTCAACATATGGTTTAAATGTTGTATGTTCATTCAAGTTTAGTTTGATACCAACTGAAGATTTAATGTCATCTATTTTTGCATCTACATGAACACCTTCACCACCAACTTTCCATCTTGGTTGTACTTTAGTCCAAAACATACCATAGTTCGCACCAAGTATGATTCTATATCTTGCAAAATCAGATTTTAAATCACTCTCATACATTCTATAACCTAATCTATGTGCAACTTTTATAGGCCCAAACTTACCAACAGTATGAGTGATACTTGGTCTTTTTTCTTTGATTTCACCTTCTTCTGCAAGTCTTAATGCAAGTTTCACACTCTTGACTACATTGTATTCAAATTGAATATGGTCATAATCATCTTGTGCATACTGACGAATGTTAAGACCAAAGTTATTGTGTTTAATGTTTATATTATGTTCTGACTTTTCCCAGTTTCTATCATCTGCAAAAACTGGTAATGAAAATAACATAAAAAATATTAATAATAAATGTTTCATAATTTCTCCTTCACATTACACATATTATTTAACACGAAAATATTACAAAAAAATAAAAAGTGATTTTATTGTAATGAGTTTGTAATTATTCGTAAGTAGTGGTTGAAACACCATTGAGTTCTCTGGTAACTTTTACCATTTCACCCTTTTTCTTTTGAGGTAGTTCTTTCTTGATTTGAGCTTGTCGTTTTCTTTTTCTTCGCAACTTCTCTTGTTGAAATGACATATTAGCCGCAATGAGTAATACAACTGCAAGTGGATCAAATACAAATACTAAAATAATTATGACAACCCTAACTGCATCTTCTAATAGTTCAGAGTTAGAGTTATCATAAATTAGTTCAGAAATATATTTTATCGGGCCGACTTCCGCCTCGAGCTTGACTGCTTCTTTTTTGTAGGGGATGATTTCTTCTTTGTAGTTCGAGATTTTCTGACTGGCTTCTTTGATGGTTTTGTCAATTGCACTTCGTTCTCGTCTTTGAATTCTGCGAGTATAAGCAGCATCTTCTGCTGACAGGTTTTCCACCAGCCGTTCAAGGTTGTCAAGATTTTTTTGAGCATTTTCAATTCTCCTATTTTCTATTGTGATTAATGATTCGATTCTTTCGATTTCGATATTTGATGTATCACTTGTCAATGTTTGGTCTATATGAGCTTTAGATAAAAAACCAAAGATACCCATAGATGTAATGAACATCAATACTACTACTGCAAATGTTAGATATGTTTTGATAACAAAATTTATTCGTTTCCAATTTTGATATAACCATGATGCAGTAACTAACTTACCTGCTTCTAACACTATGCCCATGATTGCAACTGGTAATACTGCACTTGAAAAAATTGCAACTAAACCTATAATAGAATAGTAAGCCGCAACTGCACTAATACTAATCGCAATAATTAATGTAATAAACGCAAAAAACAATTATCTTCTCTTTCCTGTTTGTGGGTCTTTTGATTCAAAATCAGTCAACACTTGAAACCCACCTTTATTATAAGCCTGACCTATTATATATTTACTACTAACTTTGAGTTTTTCAGAATTATCTCTTTTAGAACAATCACCTCTAGTAGACATTGATAAACTAGGAATATGTTCTGTTGTCCTAACATAACTCTTTGTTACTGTAAAAGTATCTAACACTCTAGGTTTGTATTTACCTTTACCGTGTCTTTCATCTATATATTCTTCTAAAGTAATCTTTGATAAATTTAATCTTTTGAGAAACTTATTATTTTCTCTCCAGTCATCAATATAATGTTTTTTATTAATTCGTTTACTCATAACACAGAAATATTATCATAAAAATTATTGTTTGTCAAGTCAATGTTTGTAAAAAGTATGATTACCAATAGTTCTAGTTTTATACAAATCCCATTTTGGGTTTATATAAGTTGCATGATAAAAAGTAGAACCATAAGTTAAATCTTCTTTCTTTAATGTTTGATAATTTGTATAGACTTTTACTGCAAGATTTTCTATATCATCATAATGTTTTTTAGATTTAACTCTTGCACTCCTATGTAACCAACTTTCTCTCTTTTGACAGAACCAAGAAAATTGACATACTTTTTTAGTTCTCTGAAGAACAACACCACATACTGTATTAGGAAAATCTTTTGATACAACTCTATTTAAAGTAACCATTGCAACTGCAACTTTACCTTTTGTTGGTTCACCACGAGCTTCAAAATAAATGTTACTTGCAAGACAATCAATATCTTTTTGATGTTCTGCATTTAAATCTTCGTAGTTGATGTTAAGATATTTTGTTTCTAACTTATCAACTCTATCTGTTGATGTATGAATTTTTTCTTGTATATTGAAAATAACAAACAAATATAAACCTAACATGAAAACACATAATTTAAATAAAAATTTAGTCATCATTTTTCTCCGTAGTGAAAGGAATTAACATTGATAAAAACAATAATAATAAACCTGAAAGACCTTGAATAATTACTATCATGTAATCAGGATTTTCTTCGACTTCAACAGTTCCAACTGCACCAAAACATAAAAGAACACCAAAGAAGCCGATAATAACTTGAATTGTTGGTAAGTATTTTTTCATAATATTCCTTTAACTTTAAAATTGTCAAGTGCAACTTCTGCCAAATTTTCAACTTCTGGATAAAGTTTTTGCATTTCGATTCTAACTCTTTCTCTGTCGATACTGTCACCACCACCCCAGGTAATGTCATCATTTAATTTTAAGAGATAAGAATAAATGCCTGCGGCAATTTGTTTTCTAGTATAGTTTAATTCAAAAGTACCGTTTTTACCGTAGAAATCGTAGCAGTAGTTTGCAAATTCTTGATATGTATTCATTTTGTTTTCCTGTGTTTTGTTAATCATTATAGCTATGTTATCAAAACAAACACACTATGTCAACACATATGCCAAAAAAAGTTTCTTTTAAAATCAAGGACTTACAATATTTAGACGAAAAAAAAGCCCTTGAAAATCAAGGGCTTATAATCACTATGTTTACTGAATTTTAAACTGATTTCTGTATCATCTCCTTAACTTTTTTATTGAAAATAAATTCTGCAACTTTTACATCATCATTAATGTCGACCTTATCTCTCCTTACTTTTTGTTTCTGAAATGTCATTCTTTGGATTCTATTTTTGAGTTTTTGGGTCATTGATTTTCCTTTCGTTTTTAAAGTTTTTAAAGTTCTTATACAGTATCTCCTTTCTATTCTATTTCTTGATTTGTTGATTTTCCTTGATCTGAATATGCAACACCAGCTGTTGGTAATTCAGATGCGAGTGAATCTTTTCTACACTCTATGAGTAATTCGTATCTGTGAACACCGTCACCTCGAACAAAACTATGTTTCATTCTAGTATTAAGATATCTTCCAGTCATATATTGATTTGTTACATCTGTTTTGTTGTTAAAAACTAAATGTAATAAGTCACCAGATTGCATTGTAGAATTTCCTGGCACTTTTATTTTAACACCATGTGAAGTTTTGAAATTTGCAAGTCTTGAATTTCTTCTCTGTAACCATTGATCTGTTCCATTATAATTATATATAAAAGTTCCATCTTCTTCAACATGATTTGCGTTGTAAAGTCCATCAACAACATTTCTATCTATTGTTTGCATATGAAATACTGAATCATAGTTATCTGACATTTTAGTACCATCATCATCTGTTGCAGTTGATATTATTGGTTTTGTTTGTGCATATTCATTTTTTGTATCTGTATGTTTATTGTTTTCAAAATCATCTAGGTAACTATAATCATATGTTTTACTTACTTTGTTATGTAAGTCTAACAATAAAAGTTTTGAAGAATACATACCATGTCTAGTTGATTTCAAAACATCTGGTGCAGAAAAAAATTCATAATTCAATAAGTTAAACATATTTCCTATTGGGCCTGTTTCTTGAAGATTTGGTATTATTTCTTGATAAGACATTCTTACACTATCTGTATTTAACATACTATCTAATGTTCTAAAATGAAAACCTTTTGTAGTTTCATAGAATAAAAATGTTGGTGCATAATTATGTTTTGCAGATAGACATCTTTTTGATAACTTATTAATAAATGCAAATGGTCTTTCATTCATTGCAATCATTTTAAAATTGTTTGATGTTTTTTCGTAATAGAATTCTTTTTGAGAGTTTAATTCATTTCGTAATATATTTTGAACCATATCAACTGATGGTTCTCCCTCATATTTTTGTGCGATTCTTGTTCTTTCGTTTTGTAGTAGTTCTGGTGTGGTAAATGATAATACAACTACTTTTGTATTTTCATTATAGTCTGTTACTGCATTTACTTTCGTAATCCTTAATGGTACATCTGTAAAATCAATAGATACATTTCTATCTTTACCATTTTCACTTGGAGTTGTTAATCGTAATGCGAGTTTCTCTTGACCGACAATTGGTAGATTAGCTACTAAATCATTTGTATCAATAAATGATATATCACCAGTAAGAGTATTATTGAAGATACTTTCATAAATGTTTACACTTGCGAATTGGTCTTTTAGACTTATGTTTGTTCCAGTTAGAGTTAGTAATGCACATATTTCGACATAAAACTCACCTGCATAATTTAAACTATTTTCTGACATTATATTGCAATTATTCTTTCAAACTCTTGTTCTATTTGTTGTATATATTGAGAACGAATCAATCGTATCTTTCTTTTTGTATCTTGTACTGATTCTTCATATTGATAATTAGAAACTGCAACTGCATCAACTGGTATTGTTGTTGCACTTTCATTTGGTAATTCAATCTTTAGAGTTGTATCACCAGATGTTTGAAATATTTCATAATGATGTATTGCAGCTGGATTGTTATACTTTTCTTTTACAAAATTTTCAAACTGTTGTACTGACATAGGCCATTGTGTATATACATCTGTAATATTATTTGCAACTAATATAACCCAATGTAAGTTTGGATCATCATATATTTCATTTGCAATCATTTCTGGTGTTTGACCAGACTTAACATCATAGTAATCAAAACTAACACTATCTAAAATTTTAGAATTAAAAAATCTAACTCTACGAGTAATGTCTGTCATTTTATAATTGACACCATCACCTTTTACTTCGTAATCTATTTTTGGAAATTTTTCAAAATACATTTTAATATCCTGCCATAACTCTTTCTTTTGTAATAATTTCGAGTTCTTTAAATTGTAAATCTAATTGTGTTTCTACTGGATAACCATCTTTAAAAAACTGTGGTCTTTCACCACCATACTTTACATTTACTGATTCTAAAACACAAGTTGATATTTTGTGTAGTTGATCTCTGACAGTATTACTATATTCTATATCAAATGTTGATGGTGCAATAAGAGTTCTTCCTAAACCATCTCTTGCACTAACTTCTGGTAATGACTGCATACGAAAAACATTTACAATATTTTTTACTGTTTCAGCTTCTGCACTTGAACGGGGTAACAATCTAAATGAATATGAAAATGATCTTCTATCAATACCTTCAAATTTCATTTCAGTTCTGTTGTTTTGAGTTTCACCTTGACTAATTGCAAATGCGGCTTTAGCACCAGTTGCACCTGCTGTTTCAACTGCATTTACTAAAGTTTGTTTTGCAGTTTGTGAAAATTGTCTACCTGCAGCTGAAGCTGCATTTTTAAAACTTTCTAAAGTCATTTGCATATTTGCAATTCCTTTTGCAGATGCAATTGCGGCCGCAACACCCAAACCTATTTCTGCTTCACCATAGTTTGTTTTATGCGAAACATTTAATTGTGCAGGTAAGAATAATGTTATTGAACCAAGTGTTCTAGTAGTTGGTGCTCGTCTTATTGTGATATTTCTATTTTCTTTTGGTGGTTCATATCCTTCATCTGCGTTCCATTTTATTCTTGCATTATCTTGTTGATTGATAAAGAATTGAACATAATGTTCTGTTCGTTTCATTGTTGCAGTATCTTGAGGATATACTAACCCAGCTGCAAATTTCTTTGACAGGCCTGTATCTTCTATTTGTTTTTCTGGTTGTGAATTAGAGAGTGAACCATTGTTGTTGACATTACTACCAAAGTCCATGCCACCATATCCTGAATTTACTATCATATAAATATCCTTTAAATGAAGTGTTTTAAAGTATTTATAATAGATTATGCCGTATAGTGGAAGATATAGACCAACAAACTCAAAAAAATATCGTGGTGATATAGACAAAATATACTATCGTTCGTCATGGGAAAGACGATTTATGGTCTATTGTGACAGAAATGATAAGATTATCGAATGGGGAAGTGAGGAAGTAATTATACCATATCGTTCTCCAATTGATGGTAAAATTCATAGATATTTCCCTGATTTCTATATCAAAGTCAAACAACAAAATGGTTCAATTAAAAAAATGTTAATTGAAATCAAACCCTATAATCAATGTCAACCACCCCAAATACCAAAGAGAAAAACACCAAAATTTATAAATGAAGTGCGAACATGGGGTATCAATAAAGCAAAATGGAAAGCCGCAAATGAGTTCTGTTTAGATAGACAAATGGAGTTTAAAATCTTAACTGAACATGAATTAGGCGTATAAATACTTCTATGGCAGAATCAATATTTGATAATATATTAAAAAAATCTGGTGGAAAAGAGCGTTCTATTCAATGGTTTAGAAATCAGGTTAAAGAGTTTGGAACACCTACTATTAGAAAATTAGTAAGTGATGGTAGAGTTCGTGCAAGACCAAACTTTGGACTTATGAATTTCTTTGTGTACAGTCCTAAACATGAGGAAAAATTACCATACTATGACAGATTCCCTTTAGTTTTACCAATCGAAGCTTACAACAATGGTTTTTTAGGTTTGAATTTTCATTACTTATCAATACCTTTAAGAGTTCGATTGTTAAATGTAATTTCTGAATATTCTAATAATACACTTATGAATGAGGATACTAGAATAAGATTGACATGGAATAGAATTAAGAGAAATCCTTTAGTTCAACCTACTGTAAAAAGATATTTAATTGACCATGTTCAAACACCTTTTAGAGTTATTAATGCAGAAGAAATGATGGTTGCAGTTTTATTACCAGTTCAAAGATTTGTAAAAGCAACTCCTGAAAAAGTATATTCAGATTCAAGAAAAAGAATTAATAGAGGATTTTACTAATGGCGTTAATACCACCAATATCACCTATCAATAAAAAAATAAATGATGTAAAGAATAAAGCTAAAAGAGCGATTGAAGATATTGTAGGAAATAGAGTTCCAAAAGATAAGTTACCACAATTAGAAAATATTATCAAACCTGATAATAAAATACCATTAATTAATGGACAAGATACTGCAAATAAAAGAACAGCTAATTTTGATTTAAATCAATTTCAAACTAGGTCTAATTCATTTGCAAGACCAAATAGATTTGAAGCAATTATAATTGCACCTTCAACATTACAAACTGATGCAGTTCAAGCTGAACCTTTAAATCAAATACAAACTCAAAAAGCCGCATCAAATGTAGACGCATCTAGATTTGTGTCATTAAGACTTGCACAGGTTCAAATGCCTGGAAGAAATATAAGAACAGTTACTAATGAAAATATATATGGCCCAACACATGAGGTTGCACAAGGTTTAACATTTGCAGAAGAAATTACTTGTGTATTTTATTTAAGTGATGACCATTCAGAAAAACAATTCTTTACTGATTGGCAAGATACAATAATAGATCAAAAAACATATAATGTAAGTTATTATAATGAATATGTTACAACTATGTTAGTTCACCAATTAGATAGAAATGATGTAATTACATCAACAGTAGAAATAAGAGATATATTTCCTAAAACAATAAGTGTTTTAGATTATGGTCAAGCAACAAACAATGACATATTAAGATTAACAGTAGGTTTTGCATTTAGAGAATGGGCACCATACATAAAAGATGTTGGTAGACCATATGATCAGTATAGAGAAGAAATTACTACTGGATTTAATCCTGCAATACAAAGAGGTAGAGTTGCATTACCAGCTGGAATTGCAAGAGATAGTCAAAGAATTATTTCACTCAAAAAGTTTTTTGGTGGAATACTTAAAAACAAAAGAGTTAGAAACATATTTGGTAAATTAGGAAAATTTTAAATTATAATGTAATAGGAGAAATATTATGGCATTACCTTCGTTAAACGCATCAAGACATGAATTGACACTTCCTTCAACAGGTGAGAAAGTTGCATTTAGACCGTTTTTAGTGAAAGAAGAAAAACTGTTAATGATTGCACAGAATTCAGAAAATCAAAATGAAATTGCACTTGCATTAGAACAAATAATAGATGCGTGTACTTTCAATAAATTAAATGTAAAAGAATTACCAACATTTGATATGGAATACATTTTTATACAATTGAGAAGCAAATCAGTTGGATCAATAACAAAAGTTAATGTTACTTGCCCTGATGATAATGAAACAAAAGTTCCAGTTGAAATTGATTTAAATCAAGTACAATGTATAAAAACAGAGGGTCATGATCCTAATATTAAGTTAACTGATGATATTGGTATGATTATGGGTTATCCTAAATTAAATGAAATGTCTAGTTTAGAATTAGAAAAACAGGAAGTTGTTTTTGATTTGATTGCAAGTTGTGTAAAACAAATTTATGACAAAGACAATGTTTATGAAAAAACTGATATGAACAAAAAAGAATTAACTGAATTTATTGATTCTATGACACATAATCAATTAATTAAAGTTCAAGAGTTTTTTGAAACAGCTCCTAAAGTTAAACACACTATAAATGTAATGAATCCAAATACAAATGTAGAAAGTGAAATAGTTATTGAAGGAATGAATAGTTTTTTTTAATAGCCCTTTCTCATAATAATTTAGAGAATTATTATAGATTAACATTTGCATTGATGCAACATCACAAATATAGTTTAACTGAAATTGAAAACATGATACCTTGGGAAAGGGAGATATACACAGGATTATTAGTTCAACATCTTGAAGATGAGGAAATGAAAAATCGACATAATAACAATAAATAAAAGAGAGTAAAACTATGGCACAAAAGAAATTAGAAAAAGAATCACATTATGCAAAATATGATTTAGATGGAGATGGTGTTGTGAGTGATAAAGAATTGGAAATGGATAGAAAATTAGTTGAATTAGATAATGAGGATAAAAGACAAGATTCTCAAAGACAGATGGCTTGGATGGCGTTATGTGGAATGTTGTTTTATCCTATCGTAACATTAATTGCAGATGCAATTGGACTTAAAGCAGATATTCTTGCAAGTATGGCTGATCTATACTTTATTGCAAGTGCAGGTATCGTTGCGGCTTTCTATGGTAAAGAAGCATATCTTAAAAGGAAATAATAAATGGCAAGTGCAACTTTAGATGATGTAATAACACAATTAAAATTTAACAATAGAAGTGAAGCTGGTAGAGATGGTCGTCACACTATGGGTCTTAAGGCGATTGCACACGCAATTGTTTATATGGGTGATAGTATAGATGAAATTAATCAAAAAACTGATGATGATAAAAAAGATAATGAAAAAAATAATAAACAATCTTCTGCAATTATTCAAGGATTTAAAGGTGTTGCAAAAGATATGAAACTTACTGATGTTGCAACAAACATTATAAGTCCAATAACTGGATTTTTTAAATCATTGCCTGGTGCAATACCTGGCGGTACTAAAATTGTTGATGCAACAAAAGCCGCAGGTAAAAAAGTTGCAAGTGCATTTGAAGTTGAGAAAAAAAGAGAAGATCAAAGAGCTCAAAAGAAACAAACATCTATACTTGAAGCATTATATAAAGTAACAGTTCAAGGTTTTAAAGGATTACTTGCAGGAGTTGGTAAGGCAGCTGGTTTTGGTTTAGGTGCTTTACTTGCACCACTATTTGTAATTTCAGGATTATTTTCACAGATTTTATTTGAATTAAAAGTTCTTTTTAAAGCATTAGGTGGCATGAAACTTATGTCAGGTGTTAAAAATCTTGGTACTGGTTTATTTAATGCGTTTAAATCTCTCTTTAGCACAATAGGTAGAATTATAAAAAATTCAAAAGCCATAACTGCAATTAAAGCCTTTTTCACTACTGGACTTACTGGATTATTAGTTAATTTTGTTGATGATGTAATAAAATCATTTGTAGACATATTTAGAATAGTAAAGGAGTTTATAACAGGAAGTGGTAGTAAAGTTGGTGGTAAAGTTAAACAAGTATTTAATTATATAAAAGGTTTATTTAGTTCAATATTCAAATTATTCAAACCTCTTATGGATGGTTTCAAAGCTGGATTTGCAACGATAAAAAGTTTTGCAACAACATTTGGTCAAGTTTTAGGAAAAATCTTTGTTCCAATAACATTAGCAATCGCTATCTTTGATAGTGTTACTGGTTTCATTGATGGTTTTATGAAATCAAAAGGTGATTCGGATCTTGCAAAAATTTTAGATGGTCTTGGTGGTGGTTTTGCCAAATTGTTTGGTAATCTAGTTGGCATACCTTTAGATTTACTAAAAAAAGTTATTGGTTGGATTCTAGGAAAAATGGGATTTGAAAATGCACAAGAATCGCTTGCAAGTTTTAGTATTAAAGATAAAATTATGAATTTGTTTACAGGTATATTTGGAGCGTTTTCTGACTTTGCAGATTGGATTATTTCAGGAACAGCTTTTGACCAGTTAGGTGAAATACTTACAAACTTTGGTGTTATGGTTAAAGATAAAGTTAAAGAAATGTTCACAAATTTTCTTGGATTAATTACTAATTTTGTAGATTATCTCAAGGAAACATTTACTGGTGATGGAACAGGTGGCCCATTAGGATTTATCAAAACATTATTTAAAGGTGTAGGTACTTTATATTTAGATTTTTATAGAATGATTTTAAGAGCAATCTTACCAACATCATCTGGTGATGGTGATGGATTTTTTGGATTTATTAAAAGAGCAATATCAGAAGCGATTCCTGATCAAGTTTATGCGTTTGCAGGAATTACTAAATCAGGTGAAAGACTTTCAGCTGACGATCCTACACTTACACAAGCAACAGCTGAAGTAGAAGAATTATCTGCAAAAGATAGAAGTGCTAGTGGTCAAGGTGATATGGTTGTTACTACTAATAATATCGACCAAAGTGTTACTCATCCAGTAAATCTTTTAAGAGTTGATAAGCTTTCTGATGATGATAATATAGAGTTAGTTCATAATCAATAAAAAAAGACCCTCTTTCGAGGGTCTCATAAAACTTCAGTTGGGGTTGAAGTTTTTACTCTTTTGCAAGTTGTTCAAAGTAACCTAAAGTATCATCATCATCTTCACTCGCAATAGATTTCTGTTTAGGTGCAGTTTCTTTCAGAGTTGGTATATCTTCAGAATCTTCTGTGACCATTTGTTCAGCTCTTTTAGTAACTGTAGTTCCAGATAATACTGCATCTAACCTTTTCTTTAACTCATCATAAGACTTGAAATTACTTGCATCTAAAAAATCTTTTAGTGCATATTGATTCTTCCAAACCTTTTCGATTTCGTCATCACTTTCTTTCAGTTTAGTTGGTGCATCAAAACTAGACTTGTCATAGTTCCAATAACCATCTACTTTACGAATCTTTAATTTAAAGTTCGCACCTTGCCAAAAGTCAAAAGGATTAATTGGTGTTTCATCATCAAACTCTGGTTGCATAGCTTCCATAAGTTTGTCAAATATTTTTTTACCAAACTTGTATAAGAAAACTTTACCTTCGTTTTGAGGATTTGTTTTATCTTCTACAACATAGATATTTGCATAGTATTGCAATTTTCTTTTTTGCTTTCTTGCAATTTCTTTATCACTTTCAACTCCAGAATTCCAAAGTTGAGTGTTGTATTCAGATACAGGGTCTTTCTGTTTAATAGTAGTGAGAGAGTTCTCAATGTACCATTGTCCAGTAGGGCCTTGAAATGCATGATTCCAAACTTGAACCCAAGGAACTTCTTCACCTTCAACAGCAGGCAAAAATCTTATAACTGCATAACCGTTACCAGCTTTATCAACTTGTGGTTTCCACAGTCTTTCATCTACATAAGACTTTTTTTCTGTTGTTGGGGTTTCGTCTTTCTTTACTTGAGCAAGTAATTTGTCTAAAGAATTAGACTTTCGTAATGTATCAAATGACATAATTTTTCTCCGTATGTAATCGTATGTTTATTTTTTTATTCACAAAATCATAATATATTAAAAGTATTTATAATACTATAAATTTTCAAATTTGTCAAGTGTTGCATGACGAATATTTTGAAATTGTTTCCATTCATCTACTTCACTTGATATTGCATTAGAATTTATTTCATCAGGTACTACTCGAATAAAATTAACATCAGGAAATAATTTAAAATTTTCTGAATGTTGATTTATCCAATTACCAGAATAAATTTCTTTTGAATCTGATGGATAATAATTATCTGTTCCTTTGTACAGATTGTTTATTTTACCATCATTACTTTTTAAATCAAAACCTAATAAAAATACATTATCAGGTTTCTCATTTTCTACTGCAATTCTTACTGCGATTGGGCCTGCACTCCAACCTTCATATTCTTTTGGTACATCTTTAACTTTATCTTGTAATTCTAACCATGTTATAAAAGTTTGTTTCTTTCCCATTTTAACTTTGAAATCTTCTTTATCTGATACAAGTTTCAAACCTTCATCTAATAGTTCGTCATACATTTTTGAATCACAACCATTTAATACAAATGATTCTTTGTTACCTCTTTCGTTCTCAATAACTTCTGTGTCTTTGAACATATCAGTATGAACAAAACTATTTAATATTTCGGCAGGTAATGGTGACCAATCTTTTAGATAACAAATATTATCTTTTGCATAACCTGAAGTATAAACTTCGTGACTGATACCATCATCAATACATACTAAAACATCTACTTTAGTATCTCTATAGATTGCGTTACAGCCATACACTTTACCAAGTGTTCTTAAATGATTTACATCAATATTTTTTCTTGATTCACCATTACCTAAAACATAAACATTATTTTGTTTTGATAACATCTTCTTCTACAAATTCTTTTATCATAGGAAATACTTTTGCAACTTCAACTGCACATTCTCTTGCAATGTCCATGTGTTCTTTTTGTGTACCATGACCACTTCTTAATTCTATATAATGTATCCAAGAACGAATAGTTCCATTCATATAGATTCTAGTCTTTGTTAAACCTTCAGGTAGAACAACTCTTGCTTGTTCTTTTGCAATACCATTTTCTATAGCCCACTTGTATGTTCTTTCTGATTGAGAAATAACTAGTTGTTGCATTTCTTCCCATTCTCTTACTAACTTCATATTCTTTGCATCAGTTAAATCTAAAAATAAAGAGTTCTGTCTATTCTTGTCATCTTGCAGTCTTGCTTCTCTAGTTGTGAAACCTAATGCAGTAGTTGAATCTGCATATCTTTGACTAAATTCTTGAAATGTAAAACTTCTATGTCTAACTATTTGATGTGCAATATCTCTTGTGGTTTCTATTTCTAAACATACATTTATCATTTCAAATGGTGAGAAATGTTTATGTTTAATTAAATATCGAATTAGTTTTTCACTTGTTTCTTTATTGTTTTGATTAGATGGATTTGATACCCTTGCACAATAAGCTATTAAGTCTGTTGGTGTTTCATCTAAATCAGATATTAGTTTATATACTTCAATGTAATTACTATTGCGAAGGGGTAATGGTGATTGTGAATATGATATTAATTTTGCAGTCATAATAATCCTTGTTCTAAAAACAAGAGAGGGTCAACCCCTCTTGTTCCTGTACTTGAAGAAAGCAGTTTTTGTAAATTCCTGAATCTTCTTCGTAACTTCTGCATCTCGTTTTTGCAGTTCTGCATTGTCAAATTCTAATGACTTGACACGAGCTTGAAGTTTGTCGATTTGGGAAAGATAAAAACCTGCTTCTCTTATCGTTTCTTCATTTGACATTATAAATTTTCCTTTATAATCTTCAAAAGGTTAATCTTACATTTTTGAATATCAATATTCAAAAACACCGAGTATTTGACAATCAATCGTCTTATGTCTGGCCATACCAAATCATCAGATAATTTTTTATCAAAATCTTTTATATAGTTTACCAAGTCTTGTAAAATAATTAATGTTTCTATACTAACTCGTTTCGCTAAAAATTCTTTTATAATTATTGGGTGTGTATTATTTTCTATTTTAAAAATGTCATCAAAATTATTTTCAAGTTGACATAGTGAAGTCATCTCATTGTTGAATGTATATGTTAAAGATTGTTTTCTTTTATTCCATTCAGTATAATTTAAATCATTAAAGTTACCAATCCAACCTTTTTGATTTACTAAAAAATTTGCAATAAAAAAATCTTTAACAGAATCTTTATACTTTCTTGCAACACGAGCGAAGAAACTTCTGTCTTTTCTATTTAAAAATGATTGTTTTGATGCTCTAGATTTACCACCATATCTTTGATAGTCATAGTCTGAATTGAAATGTAATTTCAATCCTAGATAAATCTTATATGCTTCCCACGGCTCCATAATATTGTACATAATTTTTCAAATTGGTAGTTGTGATATTTTTGGTAAGTAATTTAATCTTCTTGCGTCTGCTTCGAGTTTTTCTTTAAGAGGTTTAGAAACCAGAGGTTTGATTGCCTCTGGCTCCATTTTTTTCACCTGACAATAATGAACAATCGCATCCATGTAGGATATTTTATCTTTCTTTACTAAATCTTCAATTAGTATAGAAAACTTCTTTGGTGTCATAACAGTTAATTCTTCAAGTTTCATTGTACACCTACCACTCCATGTATGCTTCTAATAATCGATTCAATGATATGTTTTGTTTCCATATCATCATGTTCAAGTAATTTGTATTTTTCCACAAATTCTTCTACATCTTTATGATTGAATTCACCTTTAAAAGAATCTACCCATAGATGTTTAAGTGCTTCGTAGGAATTAATATCTTTAACTTTTAATTCTTCTAAAGCTTGTTGCGTTCTGGACATACCCATTATACTTTCTCCTTTTCCCATTGTACAGTAAAGTCATCAATCGCCTGGAGAAGTTGTGGTATATATTCAGTTTTATCTTTTACAAATTCTTGAACCTCTCCGTTTTCTGTTACTACAAGAATCACGATTTGATTGATAGGTTGACCTGTTCTTTCTTCCCACATTTCTGCATATGCAGTAGCTTGTAAATAATAATCTAAATTGTATTCATCATTTCTAGAACTTCTAGAAGTTTTAAAGTCAATTATTGATAACTCATTATTATATTCTGCAATACAATCAACTCTACCTGCGACCCTGTACTTGGTGCTATATAACGCACATTCTTGTGCGTGTATACTATTTATACGACTTGTAAGGGTTTCTTTTAATTGATTGAATAAACACCATGCAAGAAAGTTTTCTTTATGATGTTCAATTGATTTGTTGTTTAGAAAATCTTCACAGATAGAATGTACTTGTGTACCTCGTCTAGCAGCTGTTCTTGAAATATAAGATGCAACTTGAGGACCGACTCTATCACGCCATTCTTGTAAACCTTTAGATTTTCTTGGACTTAAAACAGTTGTGATTGATGGATAATACTCATCATCTGGTGTGACATAGAATCTTTTACCATCTATGTTTTTAGTTTGTAAATCTTGTAACTCAAATGTTTTGTGTGTAAACATAATGTATTCACCTTTATTAAATTATATAAATTATATCAAATATATTGTAGTTTTGTCAAGTAAATTATCTACCTTGACCTCTATAAGCTTTAAAACTTTTTCTTTTACTTTTATTCATCATTTGTAGTGATGTTCTTCTACTTGAACCTTGACCTGTCTTTTTAAATCTTGATCTTGTTTCAAAAACACTTTTATCAAATCGCAATCTAGCCATTATTCTATTCCTAATTTTATTTTGTTAATTAAATAATCTCTTACAAATCCAGAGCGAACGATATCGCCAACTGAAAATTCAATGTTTTCAAATTGTTCCATTGATTCTAATATTCTTAAAAATCTAGACATTCCATCTCTATCACTTTGTTTTGTTAAATCTGATTGAAAGAAATCTCCACAGAATATTATTTTACTGTCTTGTCCAACTCTAGTTGTTATAGAATCCAATTCGTGGAAGTTTAGATTCTGACATTCATCTACAATAATTATTGCATTGTCTAATGTAATACCTCTTAAGAATGATGTAGTCAAAAAATAAAGACTTCCTTGATTTTTTAATCTATCATATAACTGCATAAATGCAATTTCGTTTGGTTGTTCAAACATAAATCGTACCATGTTTTGATATGGTATCTGAAATAATGCAGTTTTATCTTCTTCATCGCCAGGCAAGAATCCTATTTCTCTTGTAGGTACTGCACTACGAACCAGATAAACACATTCGTAATTGTTATCATAACTTAATACATCTTGTAATGCAAGATACAATGATACAAATGTTTTACCAGTTCCAGCCGCACCATACAGAAATAAGTTTTTACCTTCTTCGTATGATTCAAATGCTAATTTTTGATTATCAGTTATTGGTTTAACTGTAACCATTTGATCTAGTTTTATATCTTTTGCTTTTGCCATTTATATTATACTTCCTTTAAAAAAGAGAGAGGACATAATCGGAGAGGCTTCACAGCTTACTTTCTCTAGTTGAGGGTGCTGAAGTAAATCTCGATTGTCCTCTCTGTTATTGATTCTTCCATTTCTTTCTATGTTTGTTTAAAACTGCTTGAGTTTTTATATCTTTAATACTTTTATTAGTACCATGTGATTGTGCAAGTGGACTATCAGGATGTGCTTCTGATATTTTAGATAAGACTTCTTTAAATCCTTGGGAAGTTTTACCTTGTATTGTACCCACACCTGATACAATACCAAAAGATGTTGGTAATTGTTTTATGTGTGGATTCTTTTCTAACAATTCGTCTTTAGTAGATATTGATAGAAAGTCTTCAAATGTTTCTTTTGTTTCTGAATCATAAAATTTGTAAGTCGGCATTTTTTCCTTTCTTCCTTGAACGAATTATATTGTGTTTTAAATCATGATTCTCTTTTGTTAACTGTTTAATTCGTTTGAGTGCATCATAATATTGTTTATTTAAACTTGCAATTTCTTTTCTAAAAATTTCCTCTTGAGTTATTACTTTCATAGTATTCTCCTATGTCTGTGGTATAAACCAGTTTGGTATTTGCCTTTTAGTCCACTTTGCAATATGTTTCTTATATAATATATAGTATTCTCTGTAAGCTTTAACAACATTTTTATGTATTGCAAATTCGTCTTTGATGTCTTGATGTTGTATTGCAATCTTAAATGGTGTCAAACCAATTCTAGGTAAATTCTTTGGTGCATCTTTATATAGATAAGATTTCTTTTCTACACCATGAATCTTTCCATAACGATATGTGTATTCTTTACATAACTCTAACATAAATTCAAACAACCAATCGTAGTTATCTGCTGATTCTTGTAACCATATTTGACATGGATGTTTGTGATGACCACATTTAGAAATGATATCTTGTCTACCATCATTAAGATAATACTTTGTCATTCTTGCACCTCTTTTGTTCCAAGTGACATAAACATTACCATCAATCATTCTATGTGCAGTTCCTAGTAACTGCATTGTTTCAGTAGGCATCTTTACAATGTGTTTATCTAAATGATACTGTGCGGCTTTTCTAATATCTTCATCTAATATAAAATAATTCATATCTTCTCTCTAACTAATTCATCAACTTTTTCATAAAAAGGTTTTGTAGCCAAAAAACTTTTATCACCTTTAAATATTTTTTTAAAAACATCATACTGTATTTTTGCAATTTTTTTATATAATGGATTTTCTTCACCATCATTTGTAAAAGAATGATAACCAACAACAATTTTACCTTTTTTGTTTTTGTAGAGATAATTTTTTCCAGCAAGATTTAACTCACCAATTTCATGTTTATTTCTACAATTACATTCAGTTATATAATAATGATATCCTGACTTATTTCTTGGCCCAAAATAATTTGACCTTGTAAAGTAACAATTTGATTCACTCATACTTACCTCTCATTTCAATTAATATTTCAAAAATCTTTTTTAGTATTTTGTTCCCAACGATAAAAAATATGATCTTGTATTTCAATAGTTTTTGTTTTAGTATCTGCCCAAGATGGGTAAACATAATCTGCATGATAGTGTGTTGCACCATCAGTAATGTCAGGAACTCTGTATTCACCTTCAACTACTTTTTCTGCAAGTGTGTAAATCTCATGCCAGATTTGTGGATACTTTATACTGTCAGGTAAACCATCACAATACCAACTAAACTGACATCTATTAATAATAGGTTTCAATCTATCTTCTGTTGGGTGTTTTCTATGTTCACCTTCGTAAACGACATCACAAATTGTATTTGGAAATCTTTCGTCATTTACTCTATTGATTGTTACAGCCATAACTGCAAGTCTACCTGCCGTTCCTTGATTTCTAGCCTCATGATATACATTATGTGTCATGCAAGATATTTCTTTATGCAAGTCATCAGAATCTACAACAGGTGTATACAACAATGTTGATAGTATTAATTCTTTTAACATATTTTTGAACCCTCTATAACTCCATATCTATTTAGATAGTGTACATCATTGCCATGTACTTTGTCAACCCTTGCAACATTAATTCTAAATTTATTATTGAGAATATAAGATTCAAAATCCATTGTAACTCTATCATCATAAATTACTTTAATAATTTCTTCGTCAGAAATTTTTCTACTAATAGTAAAATATTGATAAAAAGTTTCTTTACCCTTAATTGATGTTAATTCCATTTTTACTAGAAACATTATACATTCTCCTCTATCTCTAAATCTTCTTTTATTTCATTAAAAAGATTATAAAACACATTTGCCAAATCACTACCAACAGATGGATAGTTTGTTGAGATAGTGATACCAATTAAAATACCTACAATAAATTTTAACATGATAACTCCTAGTATGGAAATTCGTTGTTAAGAAATTTATCTAACTCTGATTGTTGAAAAATATAATTTTTCTTTTTTTCAGGATCAGATTCTTTTTTAATTTGTTGTTCTAACAACTTAATTGCATCTGCAATATATTTGTATGCAACAAAATTTTTATCTATTCCAATAAGTCTTTCTGGTATAATTGGTAACATATCTCTCTCCTTTAGTAAACGATTAATGATAATAAAATTGTGTTGAAGAAAAATCCAACAGAATTTGATACAATGTATAATGTATCTTTTCTCTGAATGGCTCTTAATAAAAATAAGAACAATCCAGTCCATATTAACAATACCATGTTAAGTGGTGGTAAGTTAGTTGATTTACCTAATATTACACTAACTGATGTTGGTAATGTTGCACTATGAATCAATATCATACCTATCCAACCACCTAGTTCACTCATTTTTTTTGTTATTTTTTTCATAATATTCTCTCTTTCTTATTAATATATGAATATTATGACAGAAAATTGACTTGTTGTCAATACAAAATACCAAAAAAGATTTGTTTAAAATCAAGGACTTATCAAATAACATAGTTATCCCATACCATTTGTGTGAGTTTTTCTTCTAAATTATAGGCTTCTTTCTCCCACGGCAAGTCATGATAGTCTATTTCTTCTGAATTTATTTGTTGATTATCCCATTTAGTACCTGAATCATTTAGTTTTTTTCTAACATATTGTCGAATGTGAACCATCTCATGACATAATGTTTCAACTAATTCTACAATAGAAACATTTTTATCTAACTCGATTTCAAATTCTCTATTGTCTAATTGTGTTGCATAACCATAAGATTCTTTAATTGTTTTGAAAACAACTTCAATATCAATGACTTTTATTTTTGGAAGCAATACATAAATCATATAACGAATTACTTTTAGTGCAATATCTCTTTGATATTTTTTACCACCAGTAATGTTAATATAATTCATATTATCACCTAAAGAGTAAAGGAAGGGTCAATCTCATATAGAGAGAGTTGAGAGAGAAAAGAAAGACTGACCCTTATAGTGTTATTTGATTAAACCTACCTTGTAAACTGTTCTACCGTTTTCACGCATTGCAGTTAAGATTTGTTTCTTATTGTCATCAGGATTGTATGATACATGAACCCAACCTGAATCTGGTATGCCTGGTGTATAGAACTCTAGGATTACTTGTCTGAATTCACAGTTGTCAACAATCCATTGAGCTAGATCACCATTTGCAACGCCAGGTACTTCTATATCTGCGGCCATACCTTTGCAATGATCTGATGTCTTTGAACCACCAACAGCTGAATTTACATCTGGGTGTCTAAAACCAGAATTAACTTTTGTAGGGCCAAACTCATCTCTGACTTTTTGTAAAACATTTTCGCATAATGCTTTTAAATTATTTTCTTCAGTTTCACCAGGCGTATTGTCAAGTCCTTTTCTTAACGCTGTTTCTGACTTTGTCATCTCATGTAATGAGAAATTTTTACTTAACTTCATGTATACTTTTCTCCTTCTGTTGTGAATTCACTTATGTGAGGATATTCTTTTTCATTTTCTTCCATGATTGATTTTAGAATATGTTCAGGGTCTGTTTCACCATATGGATCATCTTCTGCAATATCTTTGAAACCAGGCTCTTCAAACCATAATTTTATTTTATTATTATCAATCACACACGCATATCTCCAAGACCTCATACCAAAACCTAGATTATGTTTATCAACTAACATACCCATTAATCTAGTAAATTGTCCATTACCATCAGGTAATACTTTTACATTTTTGATTTCTTGAGCTTTTGCCCATGCGTTCATAACAAATGCATCATTTACTGACATACAATAAATTTCGTCAATACCTTCTTTCATATAAAAGTCATATAACTTTTCAAAGTTTGGTAATTGAAATGTTGAACAAGTTGGTGTAAATGCACCAGGCAAACTAAACAATACAACTCGTTTATCTTTGAAAATATTGTGAGTAAATCTATGTTCCCATTTGTATGGATTATCTCCACCAATAGATTCATCTCTTACTCTCATATACAAAAATACGCCAGGTATAGTTTTTCCTATCATTTTTTCACCTCTTGCATATAGTTATCGTTCCAACCAAACGCTTCTTTGACTACATTCTCTGATAAACCTTTATAAACTTGATGTAATCTTTTATCTTTTGCATTGATTACAACTTGTGCTTCAGAATCATGTAGACCTTCTAACATTTGAATAAACATTTGTTCTCTTTTGAAGATAGGTGTTTTATCGTCACCACCTTTAATGAAACGATATAACTTTTTAGCTTCTTTTGATAATAGAGTATGTTCAGTTCCTTCAGGTGCTTCGTTCTTAATGTAAGGAACTTCACCTTTAGGAACTATCCATTCTATCTTTGGATCGAAAGATGATTTGATAATCATTCTTAACGCTTGTGAATCGTGTTCTTGTAACACTTTAATTTTTTTGTCTTTAACTTTTGCATTATTAACTTTCGTTAATACTTCAGAAATTAAGGGTGTGTAGTTTTGTACTGCCATCTTAAAAGTCTCCAATATCTTGAATTAAATTTTTTAATTTTTTAGATATGAAATAATTCAATATTTTACTTCTATCACCAACAGGCTTCTTATCAAATTCTTTCATAATCTTTGTTTGTATTTCTTCTGGTATATAGTCAAAATCAATTAGTGTTCTATTTCTTTGATAGTTTCTCAAAATAGTTTCATTACTACAAAACTCATCTGGTTCTAATTCAACCCAAGTGCTCAGTTTTTTCTTTGTAATAGGTTTCTGTCTTAAACCATCTACAAAACAATTGTCTGGTGATAAAAAGTTAGGTATACCATCACTTCTATCTCCCTTAATTATATGTTCTTTTATATAAGTTAAAGGATTCATACCATTAACAAATTTCTTTGCCATTGGACTGTATTGTTTTACAAATGAGTGTTTTTGTAGTTGAATGAAATCTTTGTCACTTGATAATATCAAAACTTGTTCCAGACCACCTCTTTTATTGACATCACTAACAACTGTTGCAATGATGTCATCGGCTTCTGCACCTTCGACTTCAATAACTTTGTAAGGAAATACTTCTTTCAATTCACTACGAATATTCGTAAATGTTTCAAAAATTAAATTCCAATCGTGTTCAGACTTTTCTCTATCTTTCTTACGATTGAATTTATAATTAGGAAATACTTCTCTACGCCATACTTTTCTATTATCATAACATAATACAATTTCACCAAATCTTTCATTAAATTTAGAACGATATGTCCTTATAGAATTAAGTGTCATATGTCGAACTAAATCTTCTTCAATATCATTATTTTTAGATGCACTAATTTGCATCATCAAATTAGATATCATCACTTGGTTTGTATCAACTAATATCATTTTATATTCCAATCACTTCAATTATATATATGCGTCAAGAATTATTAGAGTAATAATCGTAATCCATTTCTTTTGTCCATACTGCATCAATATCTTCATAGTATACATTTACAACTCTTTTTATACTACCATCATCATTGTATGCAGGTGCAATACACTTCCAAATAACTTTTCTATTTTCTTCAGGGCCGACATAATTACTTACCCATATACCATCAGATAGATAACTGTTTAACATTCTAATGTAACCTTCTATATCAGATATTCTTTGTAAGTTTCTATCTCTCATTAAAGAACTCTTTTCTGAACGCAAAGCTTCTTTCTGAACTTTAATATATTCTTTTACATTCTTAAATGAAAATGGGTCATCTTCATCTCTTGCAAGAACAGATGGATGAATAGATTTATATTCTGGTGGATTTTCTTTTAATCGCTTTTCTCTTGCAATTCTCAATCTCTCAATTGCGGCCTCCCTTTGTTCAGGAGACATTTTTCTTTTACCTGCCATAACCTAAAGACTTTAGTTTTTCCATTTTTCTTTGAAATCTTCTAGCACCAGCAGCTTCCATCTTTCTGCGTTTTGTTCCTTTAGATTCAAAAAAACTTTTATCTCTGATATCTTGTAAGATACCACCTTTTGCAACTCGTTTCTTTAAAACTCTTAATGCACCAGTTACATCATCACCTTTAACATCTACACGAATACCTCGTATGATACCTTTAGGTTTAGATGGATTGTGTCTGTATTTGTTTTCTTTCATATTCCTCTTTCAAAAATTAAAGTATAACAAAACATATTAAATATGTCAAGTTTTGATTCTTCTTGATTTACTTATAATATCTCTGACGATAAATCTATCGACTGCATCACCAATGAATGGAACATATGTAACATCTTTCATTCGTTGGTTTGTTGCATCAAAGATTTCTTCTTTAGTTGCATTAATGTTGAATTTACCCTCTGGGCCTAAAAATCTATAACATTCGTCAAGAAATTTCTGACCTTCAGGTGTCACAGTTTGTAATGTTGACATAGTAAACTCTCTTTACAGTAATGACATCATTATACAACAATGATATATGTTTTGTCAAGTTTGTGCTACATCAACTACTTATATTAAAATAAACTTTTACTTTTGAGATATTTTACTCTACAAGCATAGTCTTTTCTATCTACTGACTTTGCAAGGTAATCTTCAACATAGTTTTCTGTTGGTGTTCTTGTCCATCTTTTGTACAAGTCATATACGATTGGGTATATACCTTTTGTTGAGATTTTAAAAGGTATCATATGATTCTACCCCCATATAGCTTGATTCTTGATTCGATTTGATTTTTTCTACTGATTAGTAGGAACATATAGATTTTTTTGAGTGTTTTTAACATTGAGTGTCCCCTTAAAGAATTGTGATTACAAAAATTAGAAATGCGATTGTTAAGGGTGATATTGTAAATTGAATAAGTTGTGACATTGATTCTCCTTTCTGAATAAGTTGATTTATACTTATATTTAGAAAAAGAATTTATATGTGAATAATACTAGTATTTATTCTTTATTTGAATAAGTGTCTTTTTGATGTAGTTTTACAAAATATTCTGCATCAACTACGATTAATGGTTTCTTACCATTCTTTTTCATAACAACTATTGGTTCATAATTGTTACTATTGTCTATTGCTTGATTGTATGCTTCCCATACATTAAGCTTTTCTACATTTTTACATTCAATAGAATATGGGAACTTTTCTCTAGCCGCACGAGCCATGATTAAATCTTCACCAGATGCACCCATTGAACGACTTTCTACATCTTCAGGGTGAACACCTAATTGTTCTACTAATTTATCTCGAATCCATTGTTGTAGTCTACGACCTTTTGATTTTGCACTTTGCGTTTTCAAATCAATCTTCCCATTCTTCTATAGCATTATCATCTTGTAAGTCTATGGGATTACCACAGAATGTACAATATTTTATAATATATAGTGTTTCTTCTAAATCATGTTTTACTTGATATTCAGCAGAACATTCTTCGCATACTACTATTTTCATTAAGCTGCCTCATACGCTTCTTCCCAATCTCCTTTAAGTCCTGCAACTTCATATTCTGTTACACGATTTTCAAAAAAGTTTGTATGGTCTGCACCATTTAAAACCCACTCTAACCACGGTAATGGATTCTCTTTGACTTTAAAATTAGTTTTTAGACCAAGTTGTAATAACCTTCTATCTGTTATATATCTGATATATTTTTTAACATCTGAAGAATTTAAACCTTGTATATCCCCTAACTTATACGCTAAGTCAACAAACTTATCTTCTAGTTTTACAGCAACACGAGCCATCTCATAAATTTGTAGTTTCATGTCATCATTTACAATCTTTGGATGTTCTGCACAATAACTTCTGAACAATTTAGAATTACCTTCAACATGCATTGATTCATCTCTAATTGACCATTCTACAACTTTACC